ACTTTGAATGAGCTCGACTTTGTTTACCATATTTCTCCCGATGGAGATTATAGAGTATCTAGTGTTGAACTTGAACTAGAAGTGCTTCGATTGATTGGAACTGGGAGTCATTCGAAACGCGTTCCTTCTTTTATTAAAGATTTAAGTCCTCGTCAGATTTCGCTCTTCGTCGAACGAGTTCTAATGGGCGACGGATGGAAGAACGAAAGAGGTGATTGGGAAGCGATTACGCTTGTATCACGTGGCGCTATCGAGAGTCTCTACGAGTTGATCCTAAAAATGGGATTGGCTGCTACTTTGTTAGTAGACTCCGATGGAAGTTTCGGCTTGTCGTTCGTCCGTCCGGAACCTCAATTACATTCTAAACCTACGAGAGAATACTATAAAGGAAAAGTATGGTGCGTCGAAGTTCCCAATAGGTATTTCCTCGTTAGGAGGAATGGGTGTTCTGTTTGGACTCATAATAGTTACAGGGTCCAGAAGATTATCGAGAATATGGTCGGTGCTATTTTAGGGGTAGAAGCTATCCAGCTTCCTAAAATAGCTATATTCGGTCATTGGCACATTCCAGTGCACTTACCATATTATATGGGAGTGGATGCTGTAGCTCTACCTTGTTTCCAGAGACAGACTCCATACCTCGAAGAGAAAGGGTTGATGCCTGTTGTTGGTTTCGGGATTGCTGAAATCTGGTTCGATAAAGACGATCACCTCTCTGCGACGAAAGTTGAGTTCTTTAACTGGAATCATCGTATCATCGAGAAGGACTATTAGCCACTATCTCAAGCGTAAATAAGTATAATCAATTATAAGACGAATAATCCACGGAGGTTTTGCGATGGGTGAAGGTTTAGGTATTGGCGGTTCTCCCCGAAGAGGGAATCCTAAGACGGATGAGGAGCGAGCTCAAGAACACCAGCGCCGTTTCGGTAATAATGATACGCCTGAAAGAGGTGCCGGATTGAGAAAACGTCTCGCGAAGGAACAAGGGTTCAAGTACGGACCTGATGACGAAGAAGAGGAAGAGGAAGAAGATTAATGTACGTAACTTGTTATAAGTGCGGATATAAGGGACATATTAGCTCGTGGACTATCGTTCGCGGCGGAAGCACTTTAATTATTCAGTGCCCTAAGTGTCATTCGAACAAAGAGATTCAGAAACCTATATAGGAGTGTTTTGTTAAGTGTGTGCTCATGTCGGAAATGTATATATCTCGGATTCGGTACTTACTCGGTTGCACTATAGCCTCTTGAAGGCTATTGGTTTCGAAGGTGGAGTCCTACATCGCATCTCTCAAGCTGAAACCTGGGAAGGAACTTGCTTCACAATTGAGCATCCTGATATGCCAGAAGTTTTCGAAGGTGAGATCATTCCTACGGTGCACCCCGTATATAGACAGGATCGAAAAGGCCGAATCAAGAGAATAAGTTTAGGGGTCATCTAAGTGATCTGGCAAGACGTTGTGATGATGATCGGAAATATTCTTTTCGCATTGGCTTTGATTCCTGCTATCCGTGATTCGAAAAAGCCTCCCGTAGCGACAAGTATTCCGACAGGGATGCTATTATGCATGTTCGCGATTGCATTGGCTTCGTTACAACTATGGTTGTCTGCTATTTCTTCATTAGTTTCATGCGTCTTATGGTTTGCGCTAGCTTACCAAAGGCACAATCAAGATCGCCTTGAAAGGAGAAGTGATGTTTAAGAAGAAAGCGAAAACTAATTTTTATGATGATTTAATAGGACTCTACGGAGAATTGGAACACGCGAAAGATTCTCTTGAGTTCTATTTGAGAAGCTCGGCATGCGTAGCCGATTGCGGATTATGTTGTCAGCAATCGTGTAGCAGCTCTCTCCTGGAAGCAACTTTTGCAGCGAAAGGATTATGGAGTATTCCATCGAAAAGGAGAGAGTCAATTATTGCTCGAATCGCTGAGTGGTTAAAGGGAAAGAGATATCCTGCGCCATGCCCTTTCTTAAACGAGATACAGAAGTGTGACATATACCCTTGGAGACCTATTCATTGTCGTACGTACGGTGTCACACGCGCAGGAAGACTTGATTGCAAGAGACCTGTAGGAAAGTCGGAAGTAATCGGACCCGATAGCGATGTAGTTAAAAGAGCGAAAAGGAGAGCGACAACTCTTACTGAAGAATTGCTTTCTCAGCAACCCATACTCGCTCGCGTATCCTGGTTCCCGTCTCTAGTATACGCGACATTGTTTCCCGACTTGTGGAACGATGCTATAAAAGAAGGTATCCATTCGACCTTGCGTTCTTACTATATGCTCGATCCTAAACACAATTGGATAATCTCTCAAGACGATATGGAGTATGACTCTAAGACTCGACGCTCCTTAAAGGTAATGAAATGATTGCACTAAGCGCATTACAGGTTGAGACTACGAACGTTTGTAATGGTAAGTGCTCTTGTTGTGCCCATTCTCAGTTAACGAAGTTCGGGACAATGAATGAGGCTCTGTATAGGAAGATAGTTACAGACGCTAGTGAACTCTATCTTCCTCTGAAGTTATTCATTCCTTCTTTAACCGGAGAACCTTTACTCGATCCAGATATCGTTAGCAGGATTCGCTTCGCTCGAGAAACCTTACCTTATACACAAATCTGCTTATTCACTAACGGTTCCTTCCTTAATGAGGAATTCATCAAGGAAGTGAAGGATATTGACGACTTCGTTTTAGTAGTATCCGTCCAAGGGATTGACACCCAGACCCGTAAGGTTTCGACTGGTTTGGATGATTACGATCATGTAGCCGAATACACAGATAAGGCTATCGCTGCTGGAATAAATACAGGAGTACTGTGGGTCGATGATTCTCTTCCAGAAGAAGATAAGGAAGCTTTCTCAGCGCGTTGGGATAAAGTCTCTTTACGCTTTATCGTATCGAAGCTAAACTTCTCTGGGTCGGTATTCGAGAGTTGCGCGCCTATGGGGTGTTGCATTAGGGCTATTTCGTACTTGACAGTGCTATGGGATGGGAGAGTTAATTTGTGTTGTATGGATGTACCAGAAAGAGTTTGCTTCGGCGATCTCACGAAACAAACTGTTAGCGAGGTTTGGTTCTCGCCTGAAAGACAGCGTTACGTAGAGACGCATTTGCGCGCTAAGGGCCACGAACTTCCTATCTGTAAGGAGTGCGTACATCCTCGTGAACAGTAAAGGATTGATAAATTATCTTCCACGGGTAAATTAACGGTATACGAACGGAAGTAATAAGGAAACCAAGAGGTTTGAAATGAAGAAATGGAATGAAGTCGAGATCCAAATGATACTAGATATGGATTTACTCACGGCGGAGGATCTATCTACGATTGGTGAATTGTGGCCAATCCAAGATATATCGCATGAATCAGGCGATACGCTTACGTTGACTGTGAGCGTAGATTTGAAAGATTTTATGAAGTTGCATTCTTTGTTAACGGTCGTGTTCGACCTAAGTGAGAAAGCTTCTGCTATTAAAGTGCCAACGGAAAGACTTAACTTTCTTGAAGAAGTTCTCGATGGAACCTTAGAGAAAGTAGAACGCCTACGTAGCTTAATTAAAGATAAAAAGGAGGAGGAAGATGACAGACAATAAGAAGGAAATAACGGTGGGACAGATTTCGCGATTCGCGGGTTTGATCTGTGGCGTAATTGGTGTCGGAATCTTAATCGGTTGGCTCATTTGGGGCTGTTAGGAGAAAAAGAATGTTGAGAACTTTAGTTGATCTTGACGACGTCGTAATCGATTTCGTAAATCCGCTACTGGCTCGGGTGAATAAAAAGTATGGTACCTCGTTCGAAAGAACAGATATCGATCGGTGGCACGCAACTCTAGGAGACGAATCCAAACCGGTCGAACTCGATCAGGAGATTGCAATCGCAGTAAAGAGCACTCAGTGGATAGCTCAATTACCTCTCGTTGCTGGAGCGGATCTTGTCCACGAACTAACTACTTTCGGCTTGAAACCTTTCTTCGGAACTGATCGACCTCTTGAGTTGTTCCCTGTAACGAGAAAATGGCTTGATCGCAAGGGGTTCTTATACCCCTTGTTGCCGAAGGCGACCTATTACTTTTTTAACGATGCGATAGATCTCGTCATCGACGATAAGGGTGAGTTTATTAAAACGTGTAAAGGTTCGAAGAGAATACTACTTACTCAACCGTGGAACGCTAATATAGACGTAAGTGGTGATCCAGATATACACCGAGTATCGAATTGGTACGAGTTGATCGATCTTTTGAAAAGTGGTTGGTACGCGAAAGCTTGAGGTTCTGAAATGAAACTTGCTCCGTCAGGAATGAAAAAAATACGTACTCGGGTGTTCGAGTTATATTCGGATGATGTGCACGCTGCGTGCTTGGTTGATGACCTGCTCGGGAAACTCAAAAAGATAGATATTACTGACGACCGTAAAGTATGGCGTGTGCCTATCCCTCCACCAGTCAGTACCGTACCTGCTGAGAGTTCGCCTAGTATCGCAGAAGTCGAAGATTACTGCGTCACGCTAACGCGAACTAAAGATGATCGTTGGGAGTGAGTAATATGGTAACTGTAACGAAATCTCTCAAGGGAGTTGATCGCTATCCGTACAAGTCAGAGATAGTAGAAATTAAGTGTCCCCATTGTGGATACGAAAGAGTAGAACCTCTCGCGACAGGAAGAGACTTTTCTGAATTTGTTTGCTGCTGGTGCAAAGAAGTTTTTAGAATCGAATACGTTGAAGTAGAAGATTAAAGGAACCAGGACCTCCCGACTTACCAGGACCGCCCGGCTGATCGCAAAAACTATCAATAAAAAAGTTTTGGCTCAATAGGGCAGAATTTCTACGGAAGGTCTCTCGAAATTGTTTTTCAAAGATGCAATCCAGCAAAGGGTTTAGTTATCAGAATGGTAAATCCGACGCTATTTTTCAAATGTGAAAAACCCCTATTTAAGAGCCCGGGGCGAGTTCCAAAAACTATAACTCGTGCTGAGACAGTCGCTCCCAAATCTCAGCGATAAGCATGCAACTATACCCGACGATAGCACTGCCCGACATCCACCATGCCACGGGTGGTATGACGTCTAGAAAACCTAGGACGGAGATCATCCCGAGACCAAACATGAGGGCCATTAGTCCCATCAACTGTTTCTTGACTTGATCGTACGCAGTCTTCTTCACTTCCGAACCTCCTTGACAGGTACTTTCGCCTTCAATCTAAACCAGTCTCTTACTCTGCGGACGAAACTCCGTTTCTGTTTCCTAGACCGAGTAACCTTAATCGAAACTGAGTCTCCCAAACCCATACGTCCTATGGGCATACTTCACCTCCACCCTAATTTAATCAGTTGTCGAAGGACTGTGCTATCTTATAATACGTTAAGTGGTTTCGATTGTGTTGAGAACGAATATCCTTTCCCAATACTCGATCTCAGAGTCCATTTCAGAAAGCTTTAGAGTTGCCTGAGATTGAGCTTCAATTAGAGTGTGGTACTCTGGATCTTCAGACTTCTGTACTGTCAGGAGTGCTTCTCGGGATGATTCGTTCCCCTTGACTCCCTCATCGATCATTTTTAAGAGGGCCTTCGCATCGTAGAGTTTGACTGCTGGACTACGATTTCCTAGTGGAGCTAAGTTTGGAGCGTTCTCGTAGACCCATACAGCTCGAGCACCTTTGAGAGTCTGGATCTTCTTAGCTATTTCTTCAACTTGGATTTTATCTTCTGGTCGCATATCGCACACCTCCTTCTATTATTTCGTTTCTTCGCCCGTTCACGCAACTGGGTCTTGCTTAAGTCTTGCTTGCCATTGAATCTCAATGAGTCTCACCTCCTTATGATTTCGTTTCTTCAAGCTTAATCGTTCGCTTACCGACGCGAAGAATATACGCCCATTTGAATACACAGTCGACCGTATGGTCCCATGGAACCTTCTTTACGTGGACCGTTTCTTCGGGATCAAATTCTTCCAGGATCGCTTTCAGTTCTGCTACTTTCATTTAGATACTCCTTTCTGATAGCTTGTAGTATCATTACTCTGGCTTCCTCGAACCCGTCAAACTGTTTCTCCCACTTTGGGATAGGCTTACCATCAAGAGAGAATGCAAAGGGGTTTTCTATATTTTCCACCTTCTTAATCAGTTCCTTAATCTGCTCTTTCATGGCATCCTCCCTCCAAATAGTTCCTCAGCCAAAGTTGAAACGCATAACTGACATAGTTTTCTTTGCTGTAATGGGTCTGTCGTATGAGGGCAGAGGCTATACAACCACTCCCCTACTTCCCTCAAGGTCTGCTCTCTGGTAAGTTCAGCCTGTGCTTTGGCGACATTCAAGCTAATCTTTCTAGCATAGCGTCTAACTGTGTGCGCCCATAGTAAATTGCTGCCAAGCAAAGATGAGGCTTCGTCTTTGCGGTCTCTCTCATATTTATTTAAGATAGTATCTATTGAAGCTACCTGATTTACTTCAACTTCTATCTCCTCATCTGTTAATAGTTTCATTTCTCCTCCTACATATACCTGATATTCTGTGGGTCTATTTCATACTGGTCGTCTCGCTTTGTTTTTGGTAACGGCTCAAGCCATACCTTGTCAAAGTTTCTGGTGGCTTCATCTGGACTCTTACCAAAAGCACAAACTCCATCTTGTAAGTTATCTCCGTATAAAGCACACCACATATCACCATCTGGATATACTTTAGGCTTCCATATCACTGCTGGTCTTGTGTATTCCTCTCTGCATATATCTACTGCCTCTTGTATTCTCGCTGCTGTCCAACTACTATCACTATCATTTAGTATTCCCACTGTTTACCCTCCTATTTACTTTCGGTATCAGGTGGGGCTGAAAGCTAGTGAGCTTCTCCTCAGTCAAGAGTATCACCCCACCTAACACCTGCCAGCTACCTACCACTGCTTATCCACTGAGCGGCACTCAGCCGACATACTGAGTAGTATCCCTCAAGCGGCAGATGCGGTATGTACACCCGCTTCGGTAGCTGGCACCTTGCTGGCTCGGTTGCTCTTCCCCTAATCTATTAGCTACACCGACTCTGAGTTTTATCAACCACGGTCTTTTGGTGTAATACGCTCTTCGCTAATAGTAGCACCGAATAATGCAAGTCGGGTACACCAGCAAGCTAAATTGTTACTCCTTTCACGATATTTTGCGTAATACGTTGTTCTGTACGAAAGCAATCATCGTGCCTAGCTGTGAGTTAGCTTTAACGAGATTTTTTATAATCTCATCTAGCACATTGGCCACATCCGCCACTGGCTCACCCTTTTCCCCACAGCACTCTTCCGGTTTTCTGTTGAACTTTGAATCCAGCATGGTGCTCAATTCATCCAGGTTCTTCCGTAAGAAGTGGGTTTCTTCCAGTATGGTGGTCTCCTTTGTCGCCGTCTGTCCGTCCATTTGTTACTCCTTTCACCAGATTATTTTCCTTGACTCATAAGAACATTACCGTCAGCATCAATCTCCTCAACTGTGACGTTCTTTTTTGCCTTCCCCCCGATACACTCTTTGGAGAAAAGACAAAGCTCGAGGTTAAAAAGATTCATCCAATCCCTGCCTAACTTATCATCCCATTTAATCCGAAATATTTTTTCCTGCATAATGTCCTCCTACCAGATTATTTTCCGCAGTATCCTTAAAATCTTTTCCCATATCCTTAACCAGAGAGGGAAAATCAGAAAGTCATAGTTCATTGGTCTTTTCCCCGATTAATTCCCGCCACCGTTCTATAGCCATCCCCTCGAACCCTTTTCTCACATAAGCCACAGGGTATATCACATTCCCTTTCGAGAAATAGAAGCACAGGGATTTGCGGTTTGGTAGCTTGCCAAGAAACAATGCTGTCCCCTTATAACTCAATCCATCCATCACTTAACCTCCTGTTGCCTCAAATAAAGTTCTATTAAATCAAGGTCTGTTTTACCCCGCCATTTCTTTTGTGCCTTCAAGAGTAAGACACCTTGCTCACCTATCAAGCGGGTAAACAGTTCGTTCTTTGCGTCATCATTCCTGTCTATGTACCGATGGCAGCCACAGCACAGTCCAGCGAATACTGGTAGCACGAAGCAACATAGGCTGAGTAGTAAGAACAATGAACAAACGAGGTAGCTAAACCTACGCCCTCTTCTCTCTTTCGGATCGTGCCCGAGCAGTATCTTTAATAAACTCAAACCTCTACCCCCTTTCGTCTTGGAGCTTCTCTCCGGGGTACTTATTCAAGTTTCCAGACCCGGCAGGTAAAGACCAACCATCGTGACCTATGTCATCGACTAGCGCACGCAGTGCCTTCATAGGTGTGTCGCCGAAACCTGATCGTCCTTCTTGAAGATTTGGTCCGACTCTAGCGCACCAATTGTCTCCATCTTCGTAGAAATAGATCGATAAGATCATTGGTTCTGAGTCCATCGACATGGATGGAACGATAACTCCCTTCATGTACTTCTTCAAAGCTATGTCTCGTTCTTCGTACGTTAAGGGTTTCGGGCAAGGTTCTTTCGGCTTTCCTAACCGCCCATCTACCGACTCTACTGAGTAACCAAGGTCACATTCGAAAGTGACTCTACAGTCATCTGTATCGACGATAGGTTTCATTGCCTTACATTCACTGCAAGTCCTCTTCTGGGAAATTATCATTTCTCCCTCCTTTGTTAATCGCTTATTTTAGTGATAGCTAACGTATTACCATGGATCCTATAATCGGATCTCTCTCCCGTCATGATGTAGCGCATTATCGCTTCCGACGTTGCAACCACGGTGAGTTCAATCAGAGTTCTAGCCAGAGGATAATTACAAGGATCTCCTCCAGGTTCAACTATATCGTGAGGGACTGTATACCGCTCGTTCCAAGTTACCTCTCCCGTATTCTCTCGCGACATACCTGCGTGTAGTACTGGTACCGAAGATATCTTCGATGTGAGTTCTCTGGCTGTATGATTGTCGAAAGTATCTACAACTACCGAAGAACCCGAAGTGAGTTTCTCGAGGATAGGTAGTTCGGTTATGCGTGAAGAGTATACGCTCGATTGAACATCTCCTATCGTGAAAAGGTGTTGAGCTAGTTCTTCAGCCTTGCGTTGTCCAATTTGAAATTCTGTCCAGGGTTGAGTCGATATGTTGTGCTCTTCAATTCGATCGTAGTCGATTAAACAGAACCTACTGAAACCTCTTCGGGCTAGGCTCACAGCAAGGTTGGCTCCAAGAGCGCCACATCCACAAATGACGATTCGAGAACTCTTAGCTCTCGCGATATCTTTGTTGTAGAGTTGTTCGTGTAAGAATCGCCGATCCATTTTATCGCTCCTCCTTTCCGATTACGTATCCACAGCTAGCGCAGACTAAGAGCGCATTCCGAGAATCATCAAAACGATACTCTTTACCATTGACCGAATCTCCGCTTAAGATAGTATACGGAGTTCTATCGCTTTGACAATTCGGACAAGAAGCCTTGGTAAGTTTCTTGGTACTGATAGGTTGAGTCGATTCCTTAATCTTGATCCCGAGAACTTTCTTGATTTCTTCTTCGTTCATATGCCCTCCACTCAATTAGCGCTTTTAGAGCCAAGCCGGATAAGGTAGTAGACGTCTACTTCTTCGTTGAAGTAGTTTACTCCATCGCACTTGTCGAAACAAATATGCTTGCGTAACATGTTCCACCAGAACAGGCTAAGAAATCTGAATAATCCGTACGCAAATGTATACTGGCCTAATCGAATTTTCACCATTCGGATCACTCCTTAAGGTTTAATCCCATACTCGTTATCTGTGTAGTAATTGAGAACTGGAACTCCGAATATGTGGGAGATAGAGTCGGGGGCCTTAAACAATACTCCGACTACTTCTAATCCGGAACTTTCCGCCTCTTTGATTTTCAACTGGAGCTCTTCTAAGTCATACTTCGCTACTATCTCGCTTCGTTGGTCGATAGCTTCTTGAAGATAGCTTTCGATATATACCGGCCTCTTTTTTAGAGCAGGTACTTCTACGATTCTTTCTTTCACGGCTGCCTCCTTTCTTTCAACGTTTTAGAACCACCACCAACGGTACAACGTTTGCAAGAACTTTTCAAACCATTTGAATGCGTTCAACATTTCTCTACCAGTCGTAGTCGTCATCGTATGGATCTCGACCTTTTACGAAACCTTGCTGTATACCTACCGAGGAAGTTAACGTTTGCAATCGTTCCCCTCCATCGAGGCACATACCTGCTGACTGCAAACGTAAGTCTCTGCTAACGCGCGTTTCGAAAGTTCTGTCATTCGCTTGCCATCGCACGATATAACTCTCGCCTGATTCTGAGTATCCAATTAATGTTCCACCAAGGAACTCTACTGAGTCTCTGAGTTTGCCTTCAACTGAAGCTAGTTCTGAACGCTTAATCTCTTCTGTTAAAAGGTTATATACTATACGGAATTCAGAAGGCAACCCTTTTACTACCGGCATAGTTTTCTCTCTCGCAGAAAGACTTGATAAGAGTTCCTTCGGTGCAGGACGTAACCTACCTGGATCGAATACTAGATCACTCCCCCAAAGTCTTGCTCCTAGAGTAACGAAAGGTTGTAAGTTTTGCGTAACCAAGTGGCATACCTTCGGTTCTAAGTTGAAACCCCTACTTTCGGCATCAGATTTGTTGAACGGAAATACTAGCCAACTGCTCTCTCGGAATCTCCTTATAGCTATTACTCGTAAGCTCGACTGGTCTCTCAGAGCTCTTTGGATTTCGAACCTCTCTGCCTTCTTAACTACTTCCGCTAAGGTAGAGTTTTTAGGATGTAGTATATACCAGTCAGGTTCGGAAGTACTTACTTTGAAGCTATAAGCGTGATTGTGGATAAGGACTTTGACGATACTTTCTTTCGAAAATACGGGAGCCAAGATGTCTGGTAGGTTTTCAGCTTCATGAGCCAGTCTGTTTAATATGTTAATTGCTTCTACCAAGGCATCCACCTATCTCTACGCTTCTCCCGCCGGAGGAAATCTTCACACCAAGCAGCTTGGAAAGCTACTCTGTGTCCGTACTTCCTCTTGAGTCTCGTCACGCCCTCAAGGTTATCAGTGCACATACTCGCCCATATATTGTGCCAAGCGCAATCCCATCGTTTGTGCTTAGGCCAGATGATAGAGTATGCATCATCGTGGTGTATCGTACATCGCGGATCGCTCTGGTACGTAGGCCAGACAAGGTTGATTACATCCAAGTCGATTTCGACTATGTCTACTTGAGTGACCTCAGGCTTCTTAAGGATTGCTCGTAAGACTACGCCTAAACCTAATCCGTTAATTAGGCATTTACCTTGCGCGCGATGGATAAACCATAAGTGATCGGAGATCTCCGCTGGGGTGTCAGACATAGTTGGTGCGTATTCTCCTTCTTTTATTAAACGAGTATAAGTTCCGGGTAGGACGTCTCTGCCATCAAAAGAACATATCACTCGCCCTATATCATGCTCGCCTACGGTGAACCTCTCTACTCGCCAGGGTCCTCTTTGACCTTCTGGAACGGCTACTTTATACTCTTCTAAGTAGTTCATCTCTTGCCTCTCGTGTCTCCTTATTTATTCTTTTCTGAAACGCGGTAAATCTTTAGCAAGCATCCTATTGCAGATGCTCCGCAAGCGATTATGATGACTAACGGAATGGGGTCAGGTAAAGGAATCGCTCCTGCGGAGCCTACTCCGAAACCTGACCAATAGAGACCTATTAACCATTTATATATCTTCCCGTACACTTTCCCTCCTTACACGTTTCAGGGAGGAGTCTACATAGATACGGGATAGACTCCCCCCATGTTTCTTCATACGTGTCTTTTTACTTTGTCTCTTAGCGTCCCTACGCTCGAACTTGTACACTTTACTTCCCGGTCTTTTTTCTCCGGGGTAGTTCCAACGCCATAATCTGTTCTACGATTTGCGTAAAACCACCCTTAGTGAGGAAGGGATTAAGGTTGTCGAGTACTGAGTACCAACCTTTTGAAGTCACGTTTGTATCCGTTAGATTGAAGACGATCACGTCGTGGCCATTCCGTTCAAGTTCGTCACTCAAGAGGTCACAAGCTACACCTACGTTTACGAAGATGAACCGAGCATCGTCTAGCCCTTCTTTCTCTATAACAGAGGCCAAGCTAGGCTTCGTGTTCTCCCCTTGATCTGTAACGTAGATAATTTGCTCTGGACGTAATCCATCAGTGACGCATCTCTTCAGAGCAGCCCCTAGGCTAGTCATACCATTGGCTCTCATCAGACTGAAGATTTGCTCGAATTCTTCTAACGAACCCTCCGTGTACTTAATCGGCCAGGCAGTCTCATTGAATCCGTAGATTTTTAATTCGGATTCCTTTCCCTTCATAGCGGCGATGTGGGGGCAAAGTTTCTTCGATACTTCAATCGAGACACCAAGCGAAGAAGAACAATCGATCGCGATCATAGTGTCAAGGTCGATCTTAGCTCCAGTAGATACTTTCTCTTGGCGAGCGAGCTTAAGGATCTTATCTATCCTCTCGTCTTTCCCCTTCGTGCTCTTCCGTTCAGAGATAGTACTGACTGATGCTCCCTTGTCAGTATCAATTTTCGTGAGCTTGTTTTCGTACAGTTTTCGGATTTCGGGATCGCTCAACACACCGGAACGCTCGACTGCTGCTCTAGAGATGAGAGCTTCATTAGGTGTCATTACTTCAATTAGCGCTACCCAAACAGCAGGTGACATTCCTTTAAGTACAGAGGTAGCTTGCCTGAAAGGTATCCTATACTCGACAATGATACGCGCTTGCTCTTCAGGAGTTGAGGCGCTATTTAAGAGTTCTATAGGGTCGGCCTCTCCTGGCGGAACCTCTCCTTTGAAGATGACGGCCTGCGCGAGTTCGCCGTGTGGAACGTAGTAGGTCTCGTACAACCAGTGCAAACTTCTCCTGGCAACCTTTGCTGCGCCCATGAATCGATTCTTGTTGCCTTCGAGAGTCTGAAGGTAGTCGACTATGGCTCCTTTGACTTGTCGATTCGTCTTCAAGCTCTCCCGTACGAACTTTCCTACTCGGGCAGCCCGATACGGTTCTAGAGTCTGGAAGCAGACTCTTCCTGCTTCGCGATGGACAGCATGAGGTGAAGTGAGTAGGAAAGCTATCCCGGCTTCGCTGAGGTCTCTGATTCGATTGAACTCTTCTAAGGTCAGAGCGTAGAAGCACTTGCCAGAGAAGAGAGGATCGCTTTCGAGAGCAGTAGAGAACGTGCCGATCGTGTCGCTAAGTTCTCTATGCGGACACCTTAGCAGAGAGCGAAGCAGAACCTTTTTGGAACTGAGTTCTTGACTTGTGACCATACATAACCTCCTTATAAAATATCAATAGGCGTTCGAGCGTGCTAGCTTCATACACTATCCACAGTTTGTTAGCCAGGACTATGAACGCCTAATCGATTTCAAAGTAATGAGCGTTCGAGCGCAAGAGCTTGTAGCCGAATCTTTTTTAGAGAAGGATCCGAGACCTCTTCGCAGTCGACCGTTGTAAGCGATAACTGTAATTCATAAGTTTGTTAGCCCCTACTAGGAACGCTCAATCTCTTTTAGTTTCAGGCGTACAAGCGGCGGAACTAATTTGGTAACTTTCGCAGGAATCGCACCTGCAACTACAGTTTATAGACTGTTGTTCAACTTTTGAACTAAAAAGTTTGTAAGTCCCTGTCCTGGGTACGCCATCTATTCAATTGTTAAAGTATTATGTGATGTCGAACTTGCTTCGATTTTTTCGGTTTAACTTTACCGCTACCTATACCATACGGGCGACCGTAGCGATTCTTTCTTGCTTTCCACTGCCATTTAGTTTGCGGGATTGCTTGTCCTCGGCAGTCAGGACATCCGCATTTCGTATTGCTCATGACAACCTCCTTACATTGTCATGGCAATCACCTCCTTTTAGATATTCTCGAGTTGATAGTAGCGTGCAAGCGAACCAGCTGATTAACTATCTTCTGATCCATAGTCAGACGCCTTTCCGTTAGGCTACAATCGAAAAATCGACTGATGGGATTCGGACCCACATATTGTTTGTAAGCCGGATTCTAGGCACGCTGCTATTCAATTGTTAACCGTAGACTGGTGTTGGAGCAATTACGATGTTCTCGCCTTGGCGAGTTACCGTAACATTCTCTAGCTTCTGGTCGATCTTTCTTTCGACGGCGGGAATTAATTGCGCATCAGAAGGATCCACAACTTTAATTCCGAGTTCCGCTAGAGAGAACTCTACTTCTTTTTCTACTGTTACGACTCTAATTCTCATCGCCTTTTCTCCTTACAACATTATATTATACGATACATCGCCTTGAAAATCAATACTTCCTGGGACTATTTATCCTATTTCTCATTGGAGTATCGACACCTCGCAGATTCTTATATTCAATTCGTCCCAATTCAATTGCCATGCTTCTCCCTTCTTCCTTCCACCAGCGCTCGAAAGAGCACCTACAAGGTAAGAAGTTTACCCAAAAGTTACGTGGTCGGATTGTCCATTTTTGGTACTCTACCTCAAGCGATAATAACCATAACCTTTGAGATAAAGCCCATATTACTTCTCCTTGGTCATCTGTAGACAATTCGGAGAAGTGCTGGAGTGGCCATTCATAGTCAGCTTTGTATTTCTTGTCCTTCTCCGTTGTCGGAATCGTGAATAGTTTTAGCATTCACCTTTGCTCCTTTCGCGGCAAGAGAACGAAGAGTATACTTTCGGCGTTCCTCTAATCTTTCAATGTAAACTGGATCGTCAGATAAGGGTCTCATTTCATGGCCAGTTTTAGTGACATGACGATACGCCCCTTCGAAAGAGTAGAACCTTTCTTCGCACTCTTTACATTCAAACTTAATTTCCATCTTTCCCTCCGTTTATTTCAAATCAGGCTTTGTCGATAGGAGTATCGACTCTATTTACGTCTAGTTATGCGCGATACTATTTCTGACCGGAGATGTCAATATCGCACCCGGATAGGCAAGCTTTCAGGTTGCTGGCAAGAGGATTTCGAGACAGGCCAGATATTCCATTTCGCTCCCTGTAGCTATCGAAGGTTGAGAAACTGCTACAGTTTAAGCGATGGCCAATGTTCCATGCCTCTTCCCTAGTGAGGACTAGTACTACCATTTCGCCTTCTGATATTGCTCTCATGTTTTCGCTCCTCCATTTTTTTATTTTCTCCTATCGACAAAGCCTTCAGGCGGTTATTCAAATTCAGTAAGAGACAGCTTCGGTATGCTTTTCGACGTTACGGGCATCATGTAAGATTTAAGCGGAACCAGTTTCAATACTTCCTCGTCTGATAAAACCATTCCAAGGAAATCGTCTACGGCCTCTATTTGCACTCGAGTCTCTACTGCTTCATCGCAATAAGTATCCCTTAAGTATTTGATCGTCTCTCTCGCATTCCAACCCATTTCCTTACCGATAACGCACGCTGCTAATGTGCCTGTTCGACCGTGGCCACCCATACAGCCTATCTCTACTTTCTTTCCCTCGTGCAAGTTACTTATGATTCCATTAACGAGTATCGACAGCTGCTTCTCGGGGAGGCTTTGACCGTCGGACCACTCTACTATCAGATAGGGATAGAGTAAAGAGGCTTCTTGCAACATTTCGAAATGTTGCGGTTTCCCTCGTACAGTTATTATATTGAATAACCTATCCCAGGATTCGGCTAAGTAGATACCTAGATCTGGTACTGGCTCCTTACTAATATCGTTGTTGTACCTATATTCTGATAGGAGTAAGGTTCCCGTACCAACTTTTATCTTATCCCGGAAATGAGAACATGTCGGGTAACTGTAGTAGGAAACTGGCGTGGTTTTCACCGAACTAAGCCTATTCCAAATAGGCGGGTCTGATTGCTTCTTTCCTTCACTTTTCTCGTAAGGTTTCCACATATTCTACCGTCTCCTTATTCGCGATAATTTTCATTGTATCGTAGTCTCCATTCGCGTTCAGGTTTAGAACGAACTCTAGGAGTTCCACGCACCATATTTTATCGAAATGTAACTGATGATTGTGCTTTAGACCGAATGCTGTATCCACGAACATTACGTCGGTCAAGCCTCCAGTGAGGTACATCTTGAGAGTATTAGTAATAGTCGCCCAAGGCCTCCCGCCGCAACCGAACTGCCATCCCGCGCTAACTTCAAAGATATATTGCGCGAAGTCTAACAAGTCAAGTTTCGATACTGGATATATCTTCGCGATAGTCTCTCTCCAGTTCGACCATTTGTCCCAAGATTCATTCCGACTTAGGAATTCCCTAGTGTGTTGCTTGAACCAATCGAAAATAGCCTCCATCTCTTCTATCTCTTGTACGCGAAAACATTCCCTGATCGCGTCGTAAACAATGCCGGCATTTTCAGACCACAGGAAGTGCCGAAGTTCTCCTCCGATGGCCATGAACATATATCGACTAAATTGATCCGCTAGCTTTTTGGCTAGCTTATTCGCTTCCGCTTTCGCTTCCGGACACCGAGTGCTTGCTTCAAGCAGCAAATAGAAATCGGCTGCTTCAGAAGCAAGAGCCACCGAAATGTCAATCGGCTCGTTATCGTCTTTGCTAGTTGGGATGGCCATTGTCTCAACGGGCTGCCGACTCTTTATATAGCATTGGGGTGAGCACGTTGCGGTATTCCAAGCATCCTTAGCAAGCATTTCTTTATGACAATAAACACAAGTATATTTGTGCATGGTACACCGTAGACAAAGACTTAAACCTGGAACCATTCCAGGTCTCGAGTAGGATTTTACAGGTTCGAAATGAGTCCCGCAGTGACTACAAAAGGTATTCACTACTGGTAGCGAGCTCCATTCGGCTTCTACTTCTTCGGGGATATCTAGTATCTCTTTTGACTGATCGGCAGGCCCTGAAAAGAAAGATTCGATTATTGTCTTTCTCTTTGCTTCGCAACTTGAGCAACCGCAACCCTTGATCGGCCACGCACTGTCTAAGTAGTCTGCGGGACGGTAGTCTCTCCAGATAGCTTGGAATTTCATTCGTGCCTGTGGAGTCCAGAACGACTCGTCGAAGATGCTGTCAGGTACTTCTCCAAATGATGACGAAGATGGTTTAGGTTCTTCCACTTTGCAAGTCGCTACGAGCTCGCTCTCAGAAATAAGTTCGTTAGTGAAGATTTCTGCTTCTCCCTTCGGCACGCTAAGAACCGGCTCGTATAAGGTGGATGGATACTGCATTTCTATAGTTACGGTACCCTCTTCCCATGTTTTATCGGATTCAGAATCAGCTTTAACCTTTTTCACTTTCGGCCTCGCTTTGGTTCCTGTCACCATTTATCTTCACCTCCTTCCGTCTATAGATTGAGTACTTTTTGGATGTACCCTCTTGGATAATCGCGATCTGCTTGATAGCACCTACAGACGCTGGGTGGGGTGGATCTGTTTCAGTTTCTACGTACGCCGGATCGAAGTCAGTCTCCTCCTCCGCTACGACACATTCAAATTCGGGATTAGAATCAATTCCGTATATCGCTTCCTGAATCTCGTCTTCAATTTCGCGTGCCTTCGCATCACGGAAGGAGTCAAATTCGGCCTTAGGTGACGTGTCGGGTACATAGACTTTCTTCTTTATAATTCGCTCCTGTACCATCTTTCAAACCTCTATAGTATAGATTTCGGGTAGGTTACGGCCTCTGCCATTATAGTCTAATCCGTAACCAATGACAAACTTGTCCGGGCAGCCAAATGCTGCGAATTCAACTTCTACATCTACCTCCCTCCTTATAGTTTTGTCTAGCAAGGTACAGACTTGTATCGATACTGGATCGTATTTCTCGAGGTCTCTCTTTAATCGTAAGATAGTTCGTCCAGTATCTACAATGTCTTCGATGACGAGAATACGTCTTCCTCGAACGGAATCATCGATAGGAATAGTGTACTTCTCAATCTCGGAACGACACATCCATTTATAGCTTGCCATGCCCACAAAAGACAAATCCATTTCTAGTTTGAGCTCTCGTATGAGATCGGATCCGAATACCATTGCTCCCTTCAAGACTACTAATACTAGTGGTGGATGCGCTTGATAGAGCTTAGTCAATCCGAATCCGAGAGAAGCTACTCTCTCTGCGATTTGCTCTTGCGAATACAATAATGATAGCTTCATCAAACTCCTTAGAATAGTAACCCGGGCCCTACCTGGCCTGCGACCGTCGCCTTTGAGAGGCAAAGGATTAACCAGCACTCACCGTGTAGTCTCATCCCTATCCTTTCAGATAAGGTGATAGGAGTCGCCACGTGGCAAGAGCAACAGGTCCGCTGCTTGACACTCCGACCCGGGTTACGTTTAACATCTTCCTTCTAATCTCTTCTTTACACAATGTTCGTGATAGATATCATCGCTACCTTCCCAATAATCGTACTCGATGCATTCTTCTCTTTCGCAGTACGTACCAGGGTTGAGGTGTATTATCCGCTCTCCATCTTTGATTTCCTTATCACAAAGTTCACAAAACAATCCATCAGGATATGGTCCGCCCATCGTACGCTCCTTTTTGTTCTCCGTCTGGTCGCCACTTATGCCAACTTTGAACTTTCTTCATACGTCCATGAAGAGGACACTTGGGATCTACCCAATAAACTTTTCCTTTCTTTTCTATACCTTGCCCGAATTCGTTTGCATCTATTGGGCAAGTGCATCCGTACTTCAGTGACATTTCTGAACCTGGACGCAATTGTGGGACAATCTCTTCTTGGAACCAACGAGTTTCCTCGCGCTCTCGCCATCCTGGATATTTAGTATCGAGAACTTTCTCGCAAGCTTTCTCTCCAGCTTTACTCAGCAAGGCGAGAGCAAAAAAGCAATGCGACCCGTCATGACATGCCGGTACTTTCAAATAGCCATCTCCTTAACGTCTTCTTCCCGATTGTATTTATCCCCCTATTTAATACTCTTCTTCACTCCGGCTAGCTCTACTGAGTCTTCTGAAGTGACCTCGACATAGATCGCTGGAGGATTCCTTCTCGGTGAGATGCCTTCGACGTTAACTAATAGTCCTGGTGAGCACGGACACATCGCACAGCCAGCGTACTGGCTGAACTTTATCGAGACTTCATCCAAGTCTAGATCGAGACCGTAGTTCTTGCTTAGCCACGCGCGGATATGTTCTTTGAAGTCTGGATGAGCAGCTAAGTCCGAGTAGTCGATAGTCCTTCTCCAGTTGAAGTCTCCTGCGATGTCTCCGTTTAAGATCGGACGATCATCTTCAATGAAGACCCTTAAAGCACATTTCGTTCTATGGTTGCCGGGACTAGGATCGTATTGTTGGTGTTCCGAATTTGTTGTCACAATTAACTTCATTTCGCTTCCTTTCTTTTGAAACTAAATAGGGTGGGGCTGGCTACGACACTTTCAACTGTAGTCATTTATCCCTTCATTGGCACCCCACCCTTTACCCTTTGCCAGCTAGTAGCGTCTTTCCTAGTATGCTCGGTTATCACGAGTTCTACTCTAGTCTTTACTCATCGCCCTTTCGGGTAGCTGGCTCTTTTTACTATGCGCCTCCTGAGGTGACATCCATATAACAAGTATCGCAGTAAATCAGTACTTCGCATTCCGCAATCAGTTCTAAGATACTCATCCCTTCAGCCACTTCAGCAGGCACGATAAATACCACTCGTTCGCCTTCTTTGATTTCAGTTCCACACGAACAACATTTCATTTCGGTATCTCCATCGGGATCAGTTTAACAACGAACCAGCGATTCTCTTAAGAGAATCTGCTAGTACGTAGCTCGAACCATGCGAAGCCCTGAATGAGATATCGTTATAGACCTTCCAAGCGTTTACGTTTGTCTGGACGGGAGTACTATTCTCCTTCTTCGTGAGAATTGCTTGCGCGAGAAACACTTTACGTTCCTCAGGAACTACTCCGAATATCTTGTCGGTTTGTTCGGTCTCGTATATGGTCCGAACTTGGTTCCACATTCGTGAAAACTCAAGATCAGTCAAGCTCCTCTTCGGGAGACCTAATAGAGAGTTAGCTATCTGCTGGCCCCGATCAGACAAGTCATGGACTTGTTCTAGGAAGTCGTCCAGGCCATCTTTCCGATTGCCCCACTTTACAGAACCTAAGTTGTCGTTGGCAATCGCTCCATTCGTGCAAGGAAGTCTGTAGGCTAGAATGTTCGCGGCAGGTAGTGGGCCGCCAGTTTCACTCGCAACGAGATGAGTTCCGACCTTAATGATGTCTCCTACTTTCGGCTCGCACTGAATTGGAAATGTATCCGTCACTTGAATCCCTCGTACGGACACTGTGATCTTTTCAGTATGGCCGGTCATCGAATTCAGGATAGCCTCTAGTGGTGGTGCATGGTAGCGAGCTCTCTTTATATTGAAGATGACACCCTGAGAGTCAGAGAACAACTTTACGTTGAAGGGCTCTATATCACGGAGCCTTCTTACCATGATTTCGAATAAGTCTTCCGGGACGAGGTGTCCGAAGCCGGTCGGGATTTTTAGAAGACTACAAAGGCTATTAAATGCCCAGCGAGTTATCGGTCGACCATCACCGTTCGTTCCGAGATTGTAGCCATCAGAGACACCTAAGTCAGAAGAGAGGACGTTCGTAGTCTCGTACGCGTAGTCTGTGCGTAAGAGCTTCACTGCTTCCTCGACTGAAGTAACTTTCGTCTCACGTTCTTCTGCAAAAGCTTTCACTTTTTCTTACCTCCTTTCTTTCGTAATAGTCTAGTGCAGGAAACAGGTACTTGAGCACCATCCTCGAGAATCAGATTCGGGAACTCAATTCGGACGGCTTTGAAGATAGTACCTATTGGGAGTACGCATCGACCTCGCACAACGTACTCGTTTTCTTCAATGTTCTTTTTGACTTTTGCTTGGTATCGTATTGAGTATTCTCTCTGGTGGGCCTTGACCCATTCAGGATGCTCTTTTCGCCATCGAATCATACGCGCAGAGTGAATCTTCTTTTGCTCCGGAGTGAATACTAGGTATCGATTGTGCCTTACTTTCTTTCCACATTCAGAACAGAACTTGGTTTGTGCTAACGTCAACCTTTTGCCACAGAGAGTGCATTCCCTACGCTTGACTGAGTCTCTCGCCTTCTCAATTTCGACCTTAGTATATAACCATATGTGACCTTTCTCTCTACGAGTAGGCGTGACCACTCCTTCGTCGCGCAGCTTACGCATATAACTAGCAGGTACGCCTAGTAATTGGGCCACGTGCGATTCCGGCATGTACATATTGAGCTGCGAAGTGCCATACTCTCGTTCAAGCACTTGCCGAATTCTTTCAGCCGATACATTAAAGTGCGATCCGATCTCGCGAAGAGTAGCTCCCTCGTATCGCATTTCGACTACTTCTTTTATTGGTAGGGTCAAACTACTTCACCACCTTTGTATAGATAGCAATCGTCTTTGAAACAACAATCCGATACTTCTCCGTGGGCTGATAAGTGAACGAAGTCTTCACCCCTCATGCATTTCGAGACTAAACCGAGTTGCACTCCTAAGCAATTATCTACTGCGACTGGGACTACTCCTTGCAAAGAAGTAATTGCTGTACTTACGAAAGTTCTTAAAGTTTTGCTTACGTAGCCGGAGGGTTTCAGCGACAAGATGTTTAGCTGATCTATCGCTTCAAGTACTCCAGGCGGAGGAAAGTGGAAGTCTCTTTCGAGCAAGAAGTTACAAGAGACTTTGATATCTTTCTCCTTTAGCAACTTAACCCTCTCTATGTACCATCCGTCGCATGATACCTTCTCTCGGTCGTAGCTTAACGCGACTGCTGAGATACGCGGGTTAGAATTCTGGTCGAGATACGTCACGAAGTGAGGTGTGATCATCTCCGGCATCGTCGTCATAGTATATGTAAGCACTCTCGGTTCTCGTGAAGAAGGACCGAATCCTCGGAACATCCAACCTCTTTCAATAGCTGAAAGATTGTACCCACTGTACTCATAGCATATAGTAATGTCTTCGCCCTTCCATTCTCCGGTAAGCTTTCCGACGGCTTCGTATCCTCTCAGCCACATATTCATGCTACGATCTGTCATTCCTTTTTGATAACAAAAGGAGCACGGTGGATCCTTGACACAAGCATCACTTAAGCTGACTGTTATCATCTTCATTAGATATCACCTCTTTCCCATTCACGATAACTTTCGTCACCTCCGCCATCGAAAGATAAGAGCTCCCCCTCTAGGATCTCTATCGCTCTCTTGAAGAGAGGATAAGTTCGAGTATCTCCATGGTTGCAAAGCGTCTCGAACCTATACCCTAAGGTATCAGAGTATCCGTTTGGCCCGTACTCTAAGAAGCACCGATTACCGTCCTTGTCGTAGATAACAATAACCGGTAGCGGTGGAATGTCTGGATCATCATATCTCTGAGAGAGTCTTTCCTTCTTCAGTTGGTCAAGTAGTTCGACTGACAATTTCGGGCTAGATTCCCAATCACATATCTCCATCAATTTGGAAATCTTCTTGTAAGCCTGTCCCGGGTCGTGAATCGCAGTATCGACAAGCAATTCCGAACAACTAGTTTGTATCATGTGATGTGAACCCCCTCTCTCTATTACCTACTTTCATTTTGATTTCGTCGACTGAGATCATCCCTGAAGCGAACTTCTCTACTATTGGCCAGAAGTCTCCAAGGGAACCACTACCAGTAGTCAGAACCAATAACCGTTTCGGATCTTTAAGGTGGATCTCGAACTTCCAGAATTGAGCTGGCCAACATTCTACAGATACGTCAATAATCGCTACCGTACCTAGCGTTACGGTTCCGACTTTTACCAGTTCGGTGCGAGGTAAGTTTTCGAAAGGTTGAAGGCCTAACTGCTGAAATAGAGGTAAGTCATGCCTATAGGTTTGGCTTTCTCCAAACATCTTCTCCCCCTTACTTTACATTCTCTGAGCAACATTCTTCCGCTTCTTTTTCGTCGGCGAATAAGGTCCCACAATTTTCACATATGAAGAGTTCAGCGCACTCTAGTTCGCCTTCTTCGCACTCTGGACAACTTGAGTCTGAGAGCTTCGCTGCGAACTTATTGCAGTCGGGACACCGATGTGACGCTCCATCCGCAGAGTTGTTCCTGTTAAAAACAGTTCCACATTCACTGCATTCGTAGAGTGGTTCCCTATTCTCTTCCTCCATCACGGCACCGCACTCGGTACATTGGAAACCTTCTACTTGTATCGGATTCATTTCCGCTCCTCCTTTCTAGTTAATCTAAGTAGCACTACTCATCAACGATTGCTGATGAGTAGTATAGATAGATTAACCCGCTTCGCTTTGGGCTAGTTCTATTTCTTCGAGGGACATCTCATCTGGTGGCACGACCAGCTTGTCTTCTGGTCTCCCAGCAGCACGCGCTAACAACAACGATCCGAGAAGTAAATACGCGTCCTTTTTGTCTTTCGCTTCGAAAGTAAAATCCACTACGAACTTGAACTTCGCCACGTACCAGCCTCCTTTTGAATAGAGATTAAATTCCCCCTATTTAAGATGCTTCGCTTCGCTTCGCCGTCACCTTCTCGACCAGCTCGACCTCGAAGGATGTGAGTTCGGGTAGGAAGGTTCCCTTGTGGGTGAAGCTTTCTCTCGCGAGCCACAGGTTCGGAGCATACTTGAGAGAGAAGCGTGCCGGGATTAACCTGCCCATGTTCCGACCTCGAACGAGAGCTTGAAAGGCCCTTCCTCGAGACTTCGCTCTTCCGACTTGCGAGCGATAGGTGTCTCTGATCGAGCAGATCGCGATACCTCGCGACACAACTCTTTTGTCTTGCGGGCGCATCAAGAGACAAATCATTGCAGTTCTTG